AGGAGCAATGCTCATGTCACTCACGTAACAACTGATAAACGGCGTTGCATTAACCACGTTCTCACTGTTGTCTTTTACTATATGTGCCGCCATACGGCTAACATCACCATAGCGTACAGGTACAGTCTGGTAAATTTTTGTACCATCTTCCTTGGTACCCATTTCAACACTAAATCCACTAAACAGTCTTATAAACTGTTGTATGTATCGGCGCATTTGTTTATCATAAAAATATTGCATTCGGTTATCCTACATCTGGTTTAGGTAATATTGTTTGACTCAAGCTCTGTCTTTCAGCCTGCTCAATTCCATCATCGCCAATAAACGTTTTGTCTGTATTGTTAATAAATTCTTCAGCATTATATGTTTTACTGCTCCATGTTTGAGCTGTGATATTATCATACAGTCTGTGCCATTTTGTTCCACGTCTTACAAAAAGACGGTTTGGTGTAAAGTCAGCACGTACAAAGTAATCGCCTTCGTTTGGACTGGCTGGGAAACTGTTGCCTGAACTTAATGATTCACCGTAACTCCAAGTTTTATCACTTCCTGATTCATGACTTGGGTGTTGATCAACACCGCCAAACAAATGGTCAGCCAATGGCTTACCTGCTGGGTCTGCCGCTTCAGCCGCATCCACAATTGCATTACTAATATCCAGTTCTTTCTTGTAACTACTGATAACATTTTTAAGACTGTCTTCTTGTTCAGCAGTACCAAGTATATCTGCATACTCTTGGCTGTCTGTAATTGGAGATAGTTTTACACGCCAAATATGTGGCATCCATGTTGCACTAAACCCTTCACTACCACGGTTGGCATCCTGTACCACATAAAACTTTGGAATAGGTTCACGATTTGCATCAAGTGCTAAATCATCTAACAAGTGTGGTAACTCAATAACGTCACCCGGCATTAGTCGTCTGCCCATGATCTCAACACATTCATTCATATGGAATGTCATGAATAAAACATCGTTCGTTAAAAATAAGCCAAACTGAGTTAGATCGAAATCATTGTCACTTACATTGTATACTCCACGCATTTCGTAAATATCTTTGTCATATTTACGATCACGGTTTTCCATAAACAATAAGTCTTGTATTTTAGTTTCGTTTACAATACCATCAATATTTGTAAATTCTCCACTTAGTGGGTCAACTTCCATACCACTTGTGTAGTTTGGTTGTGCTGGATCATCTGTTTCGCCCAAAGATTGTGGTCCGATATACTTGTGTACATACGCTCCAGTGCCGCCTATCTGAAACTGCTCTCTGATAGAGTTATCTAGGAAGTAATAATCATTTGTTTTAGTGGGCTTCCACAAACTGAGTCTTGGCATAAGCTATAATCCTTTATGATATTTATCTGTTCGAGTTCTTCTAGATCGTATAAATATTGTATAGGAGTATACATATGGCACTACGTGACACAATTATTAAAGAAATGGAACTAAGATTAGGCGGACAAATGGTCGACGTTGAACTAGATCCAGCTCATTATAACCTTGCTATTGATAAAGCATTGGACAAATACAGACAACGAAGCGAAAATGCTGTCGAGGAAAGTTTTGTACACTTGCGTTTACAAGCAGAAGTTAATCAGTATACACTCCCAAATGAAATTATCGAAGTTAAAGATATTTATAGACGAAGCAGTGGTGTAAGTGGTACCAGCGGCAACGACTTTGAGCCGTTTGAAGCACAATATCTTAACACATACTTGATGCACAGTGGCAGAGCCGGCGGATTGGGTGTATTTGATGCACTTGCACAACACCGAGAAGCACTTGGTAGATTGTTTGGTGCAGAATACACATTTACTTGGAATCACACCAGTCATTCTTTACTTGTACATCGCCGTGTTAAAACAGATGATGACTGTTATTTACATGTATACAACAACAGACCAGAAGAAGTATTGTTTCAAGACGTATATGCCAAGCCTTGGATTAAAGATTATGCCTTTGCACATGCACGTCTAATGCTAGCAGAAGCACGTGGTAAGTTTAACACTATTGCTGGTCCACAAGGCGGCACAACACTTAATGCTGACGTTCTAAGGGCGTCTGCGGAAGCAGATTTGGACAAACTAGAGCAAGATTTAACCCTATATGCTGAAGGCAGTACTGGGTTAGGCTTTGTTATCGGTTAATAACTTTTAAAAAATTACAAGTACTTGAAAAGGCAGGATTTATTCTTGCCTTTTTTTGTTGACAACCAAGACGTTTTACTATATATTATAAGAGTAAGTTAAACAAAGAGGTAGTAAAATGAAAATCAAAGGTGCAATGACTGTTTTAGAAAGACGTGCTAAGTTTTACGGTAAAACACTTGACTGGCTTATTGATGCAATGGATCAGGGCATGGATGAAAACATGACTGTTACTGAAGCATATGAAGTTTATAAAATGGATCAAGGATATGTTTGGTGTGGCATTAATGGTTATGGTTTTACTACTCCTGAAAAGAACCGTGAAGAAACCAATGTTTACTTTGGTCACGGACATCAGTTAGAATTGGACATATAATATGACATTCGATGATTTAGCATTTGAAGAAATTAGAACAGGGCATTTTCAAGCTAAGATGCAATTTGGAAAGTATCAGCTGAGTGTTGTTTTACTACCAGGCAAAACACAATACGAAGCGGCAGTGTTTGATGATGATATGTTTGTACAGTTGCCAGGAATACATCCTGATTATTATGAAGACTTTTCAGATGATGTAATACCTTATCTTTTACCAGATGATGTTAGTGGTATCATGCGTAAATTAAAAATGCTTGAAGGCCCAAAATAATTTAAAAAAAGGCTTGACAAGTAAGACGTTTTACTGTATATTATAAGAGTAAGTTAAAAAAACAGGAGTTATTAACATGCAAAACGAAATCCAAACACTAATACAAAAATGTAAAGCAGACTATGTTAAATTTGCTACAGCAGGCGGACGTGGTATGCCAGAGCCAGACAGCTACTTTGGTAAAACACTTGCTAACTTTGAAGATAGTTTCACTATTAAAGAAGGCAAAAAGTATATCAAGATTATACGTGATAACGGAGTTTGGGGTTTCATTGTTAATACAGATGATGATAAACTGTTTAAAAAAGGTGATATCCTTAAAGCTGCAGGTTACAATGCGCCAGCTAGGAATGCTGCACGTGGTAACATTTTCGAAGAGTTCAGTGTAGCATGGACTGGTCCACATTACCTAAAGTAGGTAGTTGACATTAGCACCGCAAGGTGCTAATATATGATTATACAATAACACCAACAAGGAGATAAAGATGGGAATGAGCGGATATGTAATGGATATTGAAGAAGCCTTTTGGGGTACAGTATCTAAAATCATTAAAGAATCTGAACATGTAAACGAAGCAATGACAAGAGCAGTTGATCTTGGTAAGCCAATGGTTCCTTTTATGAGTACGTCAGATATTGAAGATGGTGTTAGTGAAATGTGGAATGACTTTTGGAGCGAATACCAACAATGAACTTAATTGGCGTATGCGGTTTAATCGGCAGTGGTAAAGGCACCGTTGCCGATATTTTAGTACAAAATTTTCAATATGAAAAAATTAGTTTTGCTGATAAACTAAAAGATGGTGTCAGTGCAGTATTTGGATGGGATCGTGACATGCTGGAAGGCGACACAGATCGTAGTCGTTTGTGGCGTGAACGTACTGATGAATTTTGGACTAAGGAAACAGGCACAGAGGTCAGCCCACGTCTAATACTTCAGTTATTTGGTACTGATTGTATGCGTAATGGATTTTTCGACGGTATTTGGGTTAGTTTAGTTAAACAGAAAATTTTAGATAATCCAGACAAAAAATATATTATACCAGATGTTAGATTTCCAAATGAAATGAAAGTCATAACAGAACTTGGTGGACAAGTTTGGCAAGTTCGTAGAGGAGATTTACCACAGTGGTTTATTGATCGTCAACATTCAACAGGATTTATTCCTTCAGATGTACATGAAAGTGAATGGGCATGGGTTGATGTTGATAGTGCATTTGATGTTATTTTAACTAATAATGGAACACTTCAAGAGCTTGAAAAAAGTGTTTTAGACACGTTAAGTACGTAGTTATTACCTTAACCGCCCTATATAAGTATGCTTCTGCTAAATACTAACAGTTACTAAAACACTGAAAGATTCAGAGGAGAATATATTATGGCTACTTTAGTTTCCCCAGGCGTTTCCGTAACAGTAGTAGATGAGAGTGCATACGCATCTCCAGGAACAGGTACAATCCCATTCATTGCGATTGCTACACGTTCTGACAAAGCAGACCCTACTGGTACAGAAACAGACGGAATTGCAAAGTACACAAAGTTAGCAAATGCTGGCCAAGTTGTACCTGTTACATCACAACGAGAACTGACACAGTTCTTTGGTGATCCAATATTCACCGCCGCAGAAGGCAGTGAAACAAGTGAGTACGGCTTATTGGCCGCTTACAGTTTTCTAGGACAAGGCGCACAGGCATATGTTGTTCGTGCTAACGTTGACCTAGCAGACCTAATCCACAGCGCAACAGCACCAACGGGTGCAGTAGCAAGTGGTTCATATTGGTTAGATACCAATGCAAGTAAATACGGTGTACATGAATGGAACGGCACATCATGGGGACTACAATCAGTCACAGTTGAAGTCGACACAGCCGCAACAGCAGGCGAAGTTGCTGGTACATATACACCAAGTGCAACAGTAGTAAATGGCGATTATCTTGTTGCTGTCTTAAGTGACGGAGCAACAGATACTTCAATTCATTACTTTAAAGGTGTTGCTGGTTCTTGGGAGTCTTTAAACAATGCAAGTACAGGTACAACATCATTTGCACCACACTATAGCGCACCTAGTTCACCAACTACAGGTGATGCATGGATTAAAACAACAACACCAGGCAACGGCATTAACTTAGCAATATACAGCGCAAGTGCAGCTGGAGTATTTGGATCAGAAAATGTTGCAACTATAGATGATGCACAAGGCGGTGGCGGAAATAACATCAAACAAGATGGTACAAGCGTTGCGGCTCAAACACTAGTAAACAGTGATATTCACCTAAGCCTATTTGCAGCGGCCACAGGTGGTTTAACAATTGATAACGTTGTAGCAGGTGCAGCAGCTCCAATTACAACTTCAAACTTCTTTGCACAAGATGCAGAGCCAACAGGCAATCCTGCTAACGGTGCATTGTGGTTTAACAATACACGCACAGACTTAGACGTATTAGTACGTGGTAATGGTGCTTGGGAACGTATTGCAGAAGCAAACATTCAATACTCAGTTACTGAGCCAACAGAAAACAAAGCTGGCGGCGCATTAACAGCAGGTGATATTTGGGTTAATACTGGTGCAGTTGAGCGTTCACGTCCAGCATTATACCAGTGGAATGGTTCGGCACATGTATTACATGACAACACAGATCAAACTACACAAGACGGTGTTGTATTTGCTGATTTTACTGACCAAACTCGTGTTGCTCTAGCAAGTGGCGCAATTACAGCAATTACTGGTGCTCCTGATCATCAACTTTACCCAGCGGGTATGTTGGCAATCAACATGGGCATGAGTAAAAACACTGTACGTAGTTGGAACTCAACAGCCGGTGCATGGCGCAATGCCGCCGCTAACCACGCAGATGGTAGTGGAGCATTTGGACGTCTAGCTCAGCGCAAAGTTGTAACAACAGCTATGCAAGCCGCAGTAGCAGGCAACGAAGATTTACGTGATCCAATGCGTAACTTTACACTATTAGCATCACCTGGTTATCCAGAAATGACTGATGAGTTAGTTACACTAAACAGTGACCGTGGCGAAACAGGATTTATCATTATTGATACACCAATGAGAAAAACACCAACACAAGCAACTGCTTGGGTACAAGGTGTAGGTGCAAGTGAAAATGGTGAAGATGGTCTTGTTACTAAAAACACATACAGTGCAGCTTACTATCCAGCAGGACGTTCAACAACTCCAGCAGGTACAACGGTAACTGTTCCACCATCACACATGGCATTATATCAGTATGCATACAACGATAATATTTCTTATCAGTGGTTTGCTCCAGCTGGTTTGACACGTGGTGTGGTACAAAACGCAAGTGCTGTTGGGTACATTACAACTGAAGAAGAATTCAAAGCAGTTGCATTGACTCAAGGACAGCGTGATAGTATGTATTCAAACAAAATGAATCCAATTGCAACATATCCTTCAGAGGGTGTTGTGTTTTGGGGTCAGAAATCACTACACAGTACAACAAGTGCATTAGACCGTGTTAATGTAGCACGTTTGGTTGCTTACTTGAGAGAGCGATTTGATGAAATCAGTCGTCCATTCTTGTTTGAGCCAAATGATACACCAACACGTGCAAGAATTACAAGTGTGTTTGAAGGCTTTATGAGCGACATTTTAGCAAAACGTGGTGTTACTGACTTTGCAATTGTTTGTGATGAGAGTAATAACACAGCAGCACGTATTGATCGTAACGAACTATACGTAGACGTTGCGATTGCACCTACGAAGTCAACTGAGTTTATTTACATTCCAATTAGAATTGTTAACACCGGTACACTTTCGTAAGTTAATACACAAAGATATTAAAGACCGCCAATGGCGGTCTTTTTTTTGGCTAAAAGTCATAAATATACATAACAACAAAACTTTTTCATAAGAGGAGAAAAGACAATGGCTGTTTTAACAAATTTAAGTGTACCAACAACGAGCAATAGCGCACCTGGTACTATTATGCCTAAAATGCAATATCGCTTCCGTGTATCATTTGGTTTTGATACAAGCGAAGTGGTTACTAGCAATGTAATCAGTGTAACACGTCCGACACTAAGTCACGATGAGGTTACTTTGGATACATACAACTCACGTATCTACCTAGCAGGTAAGCATACATGGGAAGCTGTTTCAATCGTAATACGTGACGATGTTGCCAACAGTGTGATTACACAAATTGATAATCAAATGAGCAAACAAATTGATATGGTTAACCAAGCAAGTCCACAAAGTGGTAGTTCTTACAAATTCCAGTGTAATATTGAAACACTAGATGGTGGTAACACAACTGCTACTATTTTGGACAAGTGGGAATTATATGGTTGCTATATTCAAAACGTAGCATATGGCGAAAGTAACTATGCAACTAGTGAAGCACAACAAATTACTGTTACACTACGTTATGATAATGCACAACACAAAGCAGACGGTACAGCAGACTTACTTGTTGGTGGTTCTACCACTGGCGGTACTGACCAAGCAACAGCTAACGGTCAATAATAGTTAGTCGTAATTAGCCATGTCGATTCGCAACCACGCAACAGAAACCTTCGGTACAGGTACTACCGAAGGTCTTCTGACTGGAATACCTAGACAGAAATTTAATTTTACTCTTAGTATATCATTAGCTGACACTGGTAGTCCTATCGAGTTTACTCGTATACAGGACTTAACATTGCCAGGCTATAGCTTTGATACGCAAATCGTCAACCAATACAATCAAAAACGTGTTATACAAACTAAACTTAATTATGGAACACTTGGTGTAACATTTTATGACACATTTGATAATAGTTTTCACGACATCCTAAAGCGATACACTGCCAATTACTACAACAGTGGTAATGGTATTGGCCTGTTTACTGATTTTGGTGAAAACACAGAAAGTCCAATCAATCCATTACACTCTACTACAAAAGGTCTAGATCCCACAGGTAAAAGATATTTTGTACCAGAAATAATGATTACACAAAATGGAATGGCCGGAACAGCACAATTCAGACAAACACGACTCAAAAATTGTATGCTTACTCAAGCAACTGGCGATACACTAAATTACAGTGAAAGCGCACCTGTAGTATGGACTACAACTTGGCAACCTGAACACATACACGTTGTTGATATCCCCGCCACTCAAGCAACATAAATACTCATATGGCTAGAAACTATATACAGGGCAAATTTGAACCCGTCAACAAAGAAAAGTATCTTGGCAAACGTGTGCCGATATATCGCAGTGGATGGGAACTACAATTTATGCGTATGTGTGATAAGCATCCTAACATATTAGGTTGGGCCAGTGAAAGCCATAGAATTCCATACAGACATCCACTAACAGGAAAGGCAACCACATATGTGCCTGATTTCTTTATTGTGTATGAAGACATGAATGGAAAAAAACATGCAGAAATTATTGAAGTAAAACCCAGCTCACAAGTAATGGGAAATGCCAAAAGTAAACACGATCAAATGCAT